AGCTGCTTGGCCTTTCGGCCTTTGTTTACCTGGTCTTCATTTGTCACTACTGTGCCATTCCATTAAAGGTTGATGGATTCATCGGCGGCATCGGGGGCTGCTGCTGCTGCTCAATAAACTGAGCCGCCTGCTGCTGGGCCAGCGCTGCCTGCTGACGAATTGCCTCACGATCAATATTCTGAGCCGCATCGATCTCAGCCGTATTGATCTGTGAGTTGTACTTTAACTCAATTTCATACTTTTTGAGGTACAGGTCTTGGGCCATCTGGTCGCGCTTCAAATCGTCATCCATCATCATTTGCTGGCGCTTTAGCTCAAGTTCTGCCGCTTTCTTCTGGATGTCAGCCTTAATGGACTCGGCCTGCACCTGCGCCAGCAACTCTTCTGGCGTGGCCTTGGGGGCTGGTGGTGGTGGCGGCACATAGTCGGCAGGGATGTCGCTGAAGTAGCTGGACGCATCCTTGAACCCAGACAACTCCACGATCTTGCGCAAGGTATTGGAAAACTGCTGTGGCGTCACCAGTGGGTTTTGAGTGCCAAGCTCTTTCAAGATCTGCTCTTGCTTTGCCATGATCATCATCAGACCTTGCAAGCGCTCGTTGGTGTCGCCGTTGCCCAGCCCAATGTTGATGCTGGCGTCCATGCTGGTTTCCCAGTGGCTTGGGTCAATCGTCACAAACTCGTTGCGCATACGCACGATCCGAGCCTTGTCCTGGTGCGTGACCACCAAAAACAAAATGCCCTTGAACAGCTTTTTCATGCCCTCGGCCAGAATGCGTGCGGTCAACTCAATCCGGCTCTGGCTGGCCGACACTGTGGCGGCCACCGCCGCCTTGGTGCTTGACTGCAATGCGTCAGCGTTCAGACCCATCGCCGCCTTGCTCATGCCGGTGCGGTCTTCGCGGATCTGATCCATGTACTCCAACATTGGAAATGCAGCCTGACCCACAAATGGGGTGGACATGGCTTGCACCATCCCTGGCGCACGCATCCGAATGATCGCGCCGGTCTCATTGTTCAGCACATCGTCAATGTTGACTTGACCCTCGACAATCGCCGTGCGCGGGTGGATGGACTGAGCCAAGCTGTCCAGCGTGTTGCGGAGGATTTCCGACTTGATCTCTTGCAAGTCGTGCGTGATGTCAAAAATTGACATCGCTTCCAAGGGGCTGGTGTGTGGCTCTGGGTCACATGGGAAGTCAGCAAACGGGATGTAGCTGGCCGGCAGGTTGCGCACCACCTTGTAGCCGCTGCCCATGCAGCAGACCTTGCGCAACTCTGGCAGGCCATCGCCGTCATAGTCAACCCGTGAATATGCCTCGATGTACAGCACCCTTTGCATCATCGGGTTGGCTGCATTCTCGCCAAATGTCGTACTCAGTGGCTGCCGCGCCAGATACTCGTCATTGCTGTCCAAGTCGCTGCTGGAGATATTTTCGTCAATCTCGTCCTGGTCATAGCCCATCGCCAACAGGTCGGCCACTGTGGCCATCTGCCTGTGGGCAATGATCGTGGCGTCATCAAAAGACCGAGCGCGTCTGTCAAGCAGCAACTCTTCTGGCGGCACGGCCATCACAGTGATGCGGCCATCCTTGGTGACGCGCTTGACCTGCACATCGTGCAGCATTGGCGCAGGCATTGTCACAGGCTGACCCGTCATCGGATCGATGGTGGTCATCTGCATCTCATCAATATCTGGGTCTGGGTATGACACCACAATCTTGACCTGTGCATCAGGCTCTTGCATCACCATTTGCAGGGTCTGCTCATCCAAGCCGGTGTAATCGTCAATCTGGACTTTCTCGTCATCCGTCCAATAGAACTTGGCAATGCCGCACTTCCTGACCAGCGCATCCTTGAAAATGGCATAAGTGGTCAGGAATCCGCTGTTGTCGTTTTGAAAAATGTAATTAACATAGTCGGTGGCCTGCTGCGCAGACTTCACATCCTCTGGGCCTCGGGGTACAAACTCGACAACATTCTCAGAAGAGAAAAACACCTTCATCAAGCTGGGCAGCATGGCGCTGACAGTGTCGCGCACCTCCATCGCCACCACCTTGCTGTTGCCCTCGACCTCGTTGCCGAACAGGTCGCCTCGGTAATACTCAGTCCCCCGCGCACGGGTTGGCGACAGGTCGCTGTCCACATAGCTGATGGCGTCAGTCAGGTCTTGCGTGATGATCGCTTGCAGTTCCGCATCGTCCATCGGGGTCTGGGCGGCAATGTCGGTGGATAAATTGTCGGTAATGTTTTCAATCATGGCTGTGCCTTTAGGTAAACCGCATTGCCTGAATTTTAGTCTTTAAACATCAAACCAAGCCTTTGCATATTCTGGACGATTCTCCATGAGCCACGGCAGCGCGTCCTCATGCAGTTTTTGGGCATTAAAGCCAATGGTGTTGCTGCCGATGTGGTGGACATAGCTGGCACTCACAAAATGCGAATAGCCTTTTTCGATCAAATCCCTACAATGCACATCGTCACTGTACCAATTCAGAGGGGGAAACTTTGCCTCCTCAAATGCCTCAGCCGAGATCCACGCGAATATCGGGCTGACTTCCTCGGCCATCTTGATGTGGGCCTCAGACGGGAATTTGTAAAAGTTCAGCTTCTCGGGTTTCTCAGTAACCCTCACATTTTGGCAAGGCCGCGCCGCATCAGTCCTTGACGCAACCCATCCAGCCTTGACGCTGCGCATGGTCTTGATGATGGCCACATCCTCCATCAAGGTTTTGACGCTGGTCGGCGTCAGCACAATGTCATCGTTGGCCACAAGGCAAGATGACCAATCCTTGAGTGCCGCTTCGATCACCTCGTTGTAGTCATCGCCAAAGTTCCTTGGCTGGCCGTAAATTTTGTGGTCAGCCTCAAAGTTCTCAAGCACTGACTCTGGGCCGCGCAGGTAGACCGGACACTCTGGCGCGTACTGCTTGATTGACTCCAGCAGCACCGCCAGACCATGCCCCCTGACTGTGGCAATGACAATCGGGCTGATCATTTCTTGGCTTTGTTTCGGGCGCTGATGGCCGCCGCCTTGCTTTTGGCATCGGCCTTGGAGCTAGCGCCCCATGCCTTAAGACTCAGCAGCAGCCTGGTCGGCTTGCCATCTTTGTACTCTGGGCCATCATTGCCGGCCATGCGTGCCAAGAACGATGCCCGTCTCGGGTTGTCGCCGGCCTTGACGGGTGGCTTGATGTCTTGGCCGGCAGCTTTGAGGCTGGCTCGGCCAGCAGCGTTCAAACCCCCCTTGGGGTTTTTACCCTCCTTGCGCTGCCAAGCTGGGGTCTTCATCTAAACCCCGCTGTTTTTTTGGCCACTGACTTGGGCTGCTTTACGAATTGTTTCCCCGCAGCTTTTCCAGCACGCTTTGCGCGTGTTGTCGCAGCGTACTCAGCAGGGCTGAGACTTTTGATAGCAGATTCTGGCAAATATCGCTCACCAGTGACAGAAGATTTTTTACCACTTTTCGTTCTCCAGTTTTGGTCGCCCCAGTTTTTCAGGGATTGCTGTGGTGCTTTCATTTGTAGCCCCCGCCTTTTTCCTTGTAAGACTTAGCCAAAAGTTGGGCCTTTCTGGCTGACCACTGCCCCGCCGCTGTACCCTGCACCGCCCGACCCTTGATTGACTCAAACAAGGCTTTGCGCATAGTCGGCTTGGTGTAGTTGCCAGCAGCGTTCACACTTGATTTAGGTTTGGCAGGCTTGGCGGCTTTCATTTTTTAGCTCCAATCTTGATCACCAGCATCGGCTTGTCTTCCATTTCCTCACCCTCCATCGCGCTATTCTCGCCGCCCTCGTAGCCCTCGTCCTCGTCACTCTCTGTGACCCATGCATCGCAGGTACGGCTGGCCGCGCACTTGAAGTCAAAGATTTCGCAGTAACCGAGATCAGCCTTCTCGATAACTTCCTCGGCGTCACCTTCGCCGCCAATGCCCTTTTCAATGCAGTCGAGCATTGACTCCTCTTGATTGAAAGCCGCGCAGTTACCGCACCGGCTCATCTTGGCATCTTCAATGTCCACCTCCCACTCGTCTGCCTTTTTCTTCCAAAAGGCAGTATTCGGCAGGTCGGGATTCTCAGGCCCATAGTTGGCGCTGTTGATCGCCTTGGCCCTGTTGCGCAGATTGATGGTGATGTCTTGCGTGGCCGTGGGGCAGTTCTCACCCGCCTCATCGTCACCCATCAATTGGGTCATGGTTTCTTTGATTGTTGCCATTAGCGCATCCCCTTTGTTTTCATGTTCTTTGCCGTGCGCTGACCGCGCATGGGCAGCTTGGCTTCAGACATTGCAATGGCAATGGCCTGCTTTGGATTCTTGACCGGCTTGCCGCTAGAAGTCAGCTTGCCCGACTTGAACTCGCCCATCACCTTGCCGACCTTCTTCTGAGCCTTAGTCATCATTTTCATAAATCCCCCTGGTTGTGAATGTCCAATTATGCAGTTCTGGATAAGTTTCGGCGTAAGGGTTGGCTCCACTTGCTGCTGGCCGCTGACCCAAACATCCCCGCCACGGCATCAGACGCAAAGGTCAAAACAAAGGCGTCGGCCTTGTCTGGTGACGGCAGACCCCTCTTTTTGATCTCATCCTTGCCCTCAATGGCAATTTTGCCTGACGATGTGAAGGTGTAGCGCACTGTGGCCAACTCGCTTATCAGCACCTCATCCTTGGCCAGTTTGCAGTCCCGCGCCTCAAGCCACGCCTTGGCCTTGTACCAAAGCTCGGCCTTCAGATTCCTGTAAGTCCCGCCCATCGCTGGAGACTCGCTCACATTGATGCCCCGCGCCGGCAGCCCCAACTCCCGCAGCCGGTCAACCACCCCAGCGCCCAGACCGATGCTGTCGACCAGAATCTCCCGTGGCTGCTCACTCGGGGCAAGCGCATTGAACTCGGCCACCACCGCCCCCGTCAGTTGCATCAGATCTAGATTTTTCCAAGTGCGGATGCTCTCGGTGACCACATTGCCCTGCCGCTTGCACAGCGCTGACCTGTCCGAGCCAAAACGCGCCACATCCAGCCCCCAGACCATCGGCGCTGACTTGCTTGCCGCCACATCCCTGTGCAGCGCACTCTCCAGCAAGTCCATCGGGATGACAGTATCGTCATCACCCCGTGGAAACTCCCCGATCACCCTGATCCGGTAGACATTACTCTCCTCGCCGTAGCGCATGGCCATCTCTTTGACATACTCATCGCTCACCCGAGGCGAGTCGGTGCATGCCACCTGAAAAGTCGTCCACTCGCCGGCCAGCCTTGTGTGCGTGTCGTAGAAAAACCCGCTTGACCGCACCGGATTGCCCAAAAGCAATGTCACAGCGTTGTGGCCGGACATAGATCCGGCCGCCGCCTCAAACACCTGCTCCGGCACACCTGACGCCTCATCGGCCACCAGCATCACATACTCAGAGTGAATGCCCTGCAAAGCCTCGGGCTGCTCGGCCCGTGATGTCCTGGCCGATATAAACATCTCAGTCGGCGCAGCGTTGAACTCGATCCTCTCCTGCTTGACAGTCAGCAAGGACTGCAAAGGCGCGGGCATCGCGTTGATCCAGCGTTTCAACTCCGCAAACATAGCGTCATAAAGCTGGCTGCTGGTCGGCGCGGTGACCACCACCTTGACGGGGCTGCGGGTCATAAAGTACCAGAGCATTGCCCATGAGCTTGCCGTACTCTTGCCCACCCCGTGGCCAGATCGCACGCTGATCTTTCGATCCCCTCGGGCAATCGCCCTCAAAAAACGCTCTTGCCACGGGTCAGGGTCTACGCCCAGCACCTCCTTGACAAACAACACGGGGTCATTGTGGTATCGCTCAACCCACTCGGCAAAGACATTTTTTTTGATCATGTGGACTCTAACCCATTGTCAAAGGCCCACTTGTTCGGGTCGATCTGCTCTGGCTGTGCCAAGGCTTCTTTGATGGCGGTGATGGTGTTCAGCATCAGTTCAATATCGCTCCCGAGTACATCATCTTCGCGCAAAGCGGTTGATATGTTCTCCAGCGCGCTTAACGCCTCTTGCACCAGCTTCAGAGCTTCGTCTTTAGTCATGCTTGTCCCCTTGATTCATAATCTTTAAACACCGTTCCTTTGCTTGCATCGCCGCGCCAGCAATCTTTGACCCAGCCTCGCTTGCCTGATTTGTAGGTTCTCCAATGACCTCTTGCTTGATGCCTTCGTGGGCTTGCGTGTGTGCCGCCTTGATAGGCTTGCTTTGCTTTTGATGGCTCAATTACTACCGTATGCCAGTCGTAAAACGGCAATTTGCCTTCTTTAATCTTGCGGCGGTTTGTGAACGTGTCTTTTACTGTTGGGACATACGCCTCAACCCTTGTGTCCAACGATGCGTAAAACATAGTCACAATCGCGCACATCATTGACTGGTCTTGCGGGTCAATGGGCTTGTCAACCTCACCCGTCTTTGGCTCTCCATTGTCTTCAGCAAACAAGAACGACCCAAGGGTCTTGTACCCTGTCGGCTTCATAATCCAACCGGTCACAATGGTTGCCGCTGGTTCTGCCAGCACCGAAAGCATAAAGTCACCTTGCGCTGTCTTGCCACACAGCATCATATTTTTGTAAGGTGCAGGGTGCAGCAAATACTTTTTTTGGTCGTAGCCAATGTATTCTTTGATTGCTCCAGTTACATCAAACCATTGCATTTGAGTTGGGTCTAGGTTTGCAACAGAAACCATTTTGACCATTTCACGTATTAAAGGTGTCATTGCGGCTTCTCCTCGTCTCCAAAGTCCATATCAACAGGGTGCGGCACATCGTCATGCACGATAACGCCAAGCTCGTTTGCTGGTAAAAACTTATTGCATACTACGCAGTAATATCCTGTCATGCTTGTCCCCTTGCTCGGATGGCTCTGCCAATTGCGCCGTCTTGCAACGGGTCCATGCTGTCGCCAATCATTGCACACGCCTCGCGCTCATCAGCACGGACAAGGGCGGCAAAGGCTTCAAGTGCTTCCTGATAAATTCCGTCCAAGTGTGGGCGCATGCCTATCAATCCGCATTCTTGCGCCATGCGGATGATGTCTTCTTGTTTCATATCAGCAAACTCCATATCCAAAGGCCCGTAAAGAACAGCAGCAAGCAGACCACCATCAGCGCCACCAGCACAAAGCCAACGACAACACTGCCGATCATCTGCCAAGTTTCCGGCACTGGCTCAATATCCTGCGGCACTGCCGGATACGGCTTGACCTTGCGCGTCTCTGGCTCAAGCTCTGCCGTGGTGAAGTAGCAGTCCATGCCGCAAGTCGGCTGGCGTGGGCATTCACGATAACCCGTGTCGCACATCCTGGTCATGTCGCCACCTCCTCAGTGTTGGCCAAGTACGCCTTCAAGCGCTTCACCCGATTCTTGTTGTAGGTCACCAAGGCTGTCGCGTACTCGACCCCAGACTCAGCCGCCAGCAATTCATGCTCCGCAATCAACAACTCATGCGCCACGGCCTGTGCCGGCGTCACGGTCTTCATCATCAACCGCAACTCTGTCCACAGATATTTCCACATTATCGTTTCTCCCTTTTAATAATTCGACCAATTGTTGCCTCACTAACTCCGAATTTCTCTGCTATATCTTTTTTAGTTACTCCCTCAGAGAATAACTTTAATACCCTGCTGACAGATACATTGGCTCTGGGTCTGCCAGCGCCTTTTCTTTTGCCGCCATGAGTTAATGGCGTCATTTATATCTGTCCTCTTTAATCGCAATCTCAATTACTTCCTTCATGTCATCACTGATTAACTCGAATATATCCGCGCCATTTACCCAGACTTCAACTAATATCACCTGTTCAGGGATAGCAGGCTCAATAACTACCCCCGCCTCTTTAACTTCAGGCTCTGCGGCCTCCCACTCGTACCAGCACTCCAGTGGCTGGCGGCATAGTCCTGTAATGTGTTCATGCATCAACTTCATGCTGTCTCTCCTTGTAGCGCCCTGCGGATTGCTTCGTGCGAAACAATAACCCCGTGGCTGGTTTTTAAAATTGCCGATATTGCCCTAAACGAAATTCCTGTCGCACGCATCTCCTTGGCGTACTTCAGCGCTGCCTGCTCTTCTGGTTTTTCGACCAGGACTGCCGCCTGACCCGTGCCTTGGATGGCGTACCCAAACTTGGCTGAACCACCCAGATGGCCACCAGCCTTGCGCTTGGCGGCTTGCCCCTGCTTCTGGCGTTCCTTGAGCACTCTGCGCTCATGGCCGGCAAAGCTGCAAAGGATCTCCAGCATCAACTGCGCGTAGATGTTGCTGCTGTCAGTGACATCCCCATGCCCGTTGATGATCAGCTTGACGCCAAGCTCCTTGCACTTCTTGATCGACTGCAAGGCATCCAGCAGATCACGGCTGAACCGATCCAGCTTGGCCACGATCACAGTGTCGCCTTCTGCCAGTGTCACGCTGTTGGCGCTGAGGCGTGCAAAGAAAGGGTCTGCGCCACTCACGCCGCCATCCTCGATGAACTGGTCGATGACCAGGTTGTGGCTCATCGCGTTGCCGCTGATTTGCCTCTTCTGCTCCTGCATGCTGGTGTTGTCAACCTGCTCTGTAGTGCTGACCCTCACATACCCGTAGACTGTCATAGTTGCTCTCCCTGTTAATTTATTGACTGACAGTGCAATTATGTAGCAGGTTGGCAGGTTGTCAAGGGGTTTTTAAAAAAAATTTTTTTTAGGGGATAAGGGTTGGTAGGTGATTAGTGCCGCATCAGCCGCCCCCGCCAAGGCGCGGGACGGGGGGGGTCGCGGCGCGGCGGCGGCCAGCCGGCGGCCACCAGCCCCAGAATCCGAGGGTTAGCCCTCGTCAATCGTGGCTTTGTCAATCCCGTTTACGGGCGTGACACTTCTGTGCCGCAATGCGTCCAGTGCCAGGCTGCCCAGATCGATGTTCACCAGAGGCGCAGGCTTGTCAGAGTAGTCATCGTTGAGCTTGCCGGCCAGCCACGCACGCCGGTCACAGCGCAGCTTAGCCAGTTGCACTTCTTGAATGGTTGCGGCGTCTGCAATTTCGATCGTTTC